AAATTCTTCAATATGCCAGACCATGCCTCTGCTGAGTTATTTACAATATTCGCCATGAATAGACTAGGTTTTGATTATCACCCTCTGAATGATTATATGCCTAGTACACTGTTTCACTAATGTATGGATATAAAAATACCTTATACACCTCGTAAGCATCAAGCCTACATTCACAAACAAATAGATAAACACAGATGGAATGTATTAGTTTGCCATAGAAGATTTGGCAAAACTGTGGCAGTTCTAAATCATTTGATTAGATCAGCTTTAACTTCTAAGAACAAGAACCCTAGGTATGCCTATATATCACCCACCTTCAAACAATCAAAAGCTATTGCTTGGGATTATATAAAACAGTTCACCGCCAAAATACCCCACACCAAATTTAACGAAACAGAACTGAGAGTTGATTTACCAAATGGCTCTCGTATTACCTTGCTAGGCTCAGAGAACTCAGATGGTTTAAGAGGTATCTACCTTGATGGCTGCGTGATTGATGAATATGCGAATGTAAATGAAAAACTATTTCCTGAAATAATTAGACCAGCTTTGAGTGATCGCAAGGGGTACTGTGTTTTCATTGGAACTCCGCAAGGAATGAATAATAATTTTTATGATCTATACCAACACGCACAAGGTGCGGAAGATTGGTTTCACTATAAAGCTAAAGCTAGCGATACGAAAATTGTCGACCAAGAGGAACTGGACAAAGCGAAAGAGGTGATGGGTGAAAAGAAGTACATGCAAGAGTTTGAGTGTGATTGGATCGCAAACATTGAAGGTGCTATCTATGGTGATGAGATTGCAAAATTAGATAACAAACGACAGATTAGTAGAGTACCTTACGATCCTAGTCTACCAGTATCAACAAGTTGGGACTTGGGAGTTTCAGATCACA